GACCGTTTGGGCATATCTGGATGGCAAGAAGCTGGTCGATGTTGTGCAGGCCGCACTCGATAACAACATGATGGTGGATGATCTGAAGAAAAGGCTGGTCGAAGAAAACCCCGGCCACGAAGTGACATTCAAGGTCGAGTGAGTAAAGGAGGCGCGATTATGACAGCATCTAAGACAAAGTGGACCGATTATCTGCGCGCTGATGTGTTTGGCCGACTGGAGGCCTGCCGCACTATCAAGAGCGACATTCCCATCCTTGTGAACGCCAAGTGGCTCCAGTATACAGCCATTGGCAAAGACGCCCAGGGCTTCACAAAAGAAGATGCGCTGGTTGATGTTCTGGAACTTTTGGAGTGCAACTCGTGCTACTTCGATTTGACCGAGGAAGAGTACGACGATCTCTGCCGATAAAACAACGAGCCTGACCTACCGGGCATACGGGGAGAAAGGAATTCCAATGGAAACCATCAAATACAGAGTTACCTTCGAAAAGAAGCCCGAGTATAACGGGATCTGGACGCTGGAGCTCAGCAAGAGCGGGGCGTTCGCCTATGGTAACGGCACCTGCGTCACCGTAACCGCCAACGGCCACCATCACGATCTGATTGACACCCGATATGTAGTCGGCATCACGCAGAACTTCGGCAAGTGGTGCGACGAGTATATGGGGGGCATCTTCAATCCCGACTTCGACCCTCGTTTCGAGCGACTGACCGACTGACAACCTATGGTACTGATCCGGGGCGGTTCTGCCCCGGCAGAGTGAGCCGAAACGGCCTTCGGGCCGTCGCCGGGAACCGCCCTACCCGGCCTGACGATGGCAGGGCAGAAAGGAAACTGCATGATATTCACCAAAAGAAAAGACGATCCCAGCACGATCCGCAAGGTGTGGAATAATGATAAGAGCAAATGCTATGGCTTGGTTGGAAAAGTGGGCGATCTCGTTGACAGCGGCATCATGGATTATTGCGAGGCTGACCGCGCCTGCTGGTGCTTCATCCCGGTACTGGATGATCGTTCGCCCGGCGAAGCCCGCTTCGGCGAAACCCGTGATAAGGTGGTGGAGGGCTGTGCATGATTAGATTGCCTTGTGGCTTATTGTGGAAACTGCCCCGATTTTGTAAAGGGCTCAAGTGTGATGCTTGCCCATTGAATACGGAAGCAGATAAGGCCAAATAAAAAAACGCCCTGCCGAGATTGCTCCCAGCAGGGCGTTGTATTTGTTATTTTGTATTCTGATTGGATTTGATTTGCTGTATTGCATCAAAGGCGCCGCTCGATGCCAAGGCCACCACTACGGCGTTCACCATACATAGCGCCGCGCTTTCCAGCGTAAACGCGCCTGTAAAGAAGGTTGCGGCGAGCAGGATTATAAGCGCAACGATATAGGCAAATAGCCGTGTGGGGATTTTTTCGATGGCAGAAATACCCTTGAGCAGCTGTGTCACAAGCGAAGTCATAAGCACCGCGCCGGCATACGTCAGCAGCGATGCCCACGTAAAAAACTCCGTAGGCACAGCAGGAGTTTCCCCGTCATCTGCCAAAGCGGGGGATGCTACGGCAAGGATCAGGATTGCGGTCAACAGAAATACAAGTAGCTTTTTCATAAAGTCCTCCTTATTTGTAGTTCATCGGTAGTTTGGAAACGTCCTCCATGGGCCGCTTGAGATTTTCGCCGCCCAGCGTGCAGTAGGTGTCGTGCATTTCATTTAGGTCTTTGTAGTCATCATAGTCAACCTCCTTGCGCTCTATATAGCAACGGGCCAAGTGCTTAATCCTGTCATGCAGGATAACCCTTAGCCCGTCTTCGATGACCTCGATTTTGCTTGCCAGTTCTTCCATGCTTATGGCCTTTGCATCCTTGCGTTTGGCCTTGCGGTCAAGGTACCATTGTATGAGTTTTCCAACGAGGTTCACAATGGCAGCTCCCGTGGCTCCTGCAAAAATCATTAGAATCTGATCCATGTTCATGGGCCCTATACCTCCTCAACATATTTTCCGGACATATAGCCCAGCAGCATTTCACCGTCCAGCACAACTGCCACCTGCTTCCATCCATCCCCATCAGGAACATGCAAGGCAAGCATACGGTCTCCTTCGCGAGCAATGCCCAGGCTGGCATACTGCTTCCCGGGGCCGCAGCGCACATGCACGCTACCGCCGCCGCATACCGCAAAGAAAGAAGCGCCGACCGGCTCGGGTGCGGCTTCTTCGTAAAGGAACCGAACGGTCATAAGGCCGCGATGCGTCCATCCACGCCCGGACAGGCGGGTTACTACGCAGCCATAGGACAGGCCGCGTTCCTCAACGACAAGCGGTTCGCCGTCGCTTGCAAAGCCGCAAACCCAGCCGACATGCTTCATGGTGCCGTAATCATTGGAACGGAAAACAGCCTCGCCGATGACATACGCGCGGGATATATCACGTATGCGCCCCGCGTTTGTACACCAGCGCGTGTAGCAGCCATGGGCGTTAAGGTCTGTCTTAACGCCCAACACCTGCGTGCAGTACGCATCCAGCAGTCCTTGACAATCCGCGACCATAATTGCGTTCTCGACCCAGCCGGCAGTAGCCTTATCGTACAGCGAGCGGGACCATCCCCAGCCCTTGTAGTAGTCCTCATACTTGGTATCCAACAGGCTTTGCGTACACACCCGGCCAGAAGTGCCATAGAGGTATTCCCATGGATCTGTTCCGCAGTCAGCCTTTGGAATAAGCATTGCAGCATCGTTGGGGATGCTGCCGGGATCTGCATGCGTCAATGCCCATCTGATGAAATCCAGAACGGAGTCGCCAGATGTTGCAATGAGGCTGATGCCGAGCGCAGCGAGCGTGTTGACGCCAACAACACCATCAACTTTCAAGCCGTTATCTGCCTGAAACGCTTCTACGGCATCGTGGGTTTGCGAACCAAACACACCATCAATGTCGCCGCATGCATAACCCAGCTCGGTCAACCGATCCTGTATCAAAACTACATTTTGACCTTTTGCACCCTTGGCAATATTACTCATTATCCAACGCCTCCCAAGTCTTCGGTCCTACAATGCCATCGGCTTCAAGCCCATTCTTGCGCTGGTACTTTTTTACCTGCGACCTTGTTCCGCTCCCGAATATTCCATCAACCGCGAGGACATAGCCGAGATCGGAGAGCTTCTTTTGCAGCTGCTTTACATCGTCCCCGCGCATGCCCTTTCGCAGCGTCCTGCGGATAACGGTATCCCCATCATCATCTTTGCCTTTGTCCTTCGGGGGTGTAAAAACGATGATGTCGCCAACGCGCAGCACATCCTCCCAGCTTATATAGCACTCGCCCGACAGTCCCCATGAGCGCCCCCATGAGTTCTGGACACAGGCATATTCCTGGCCGTTAATCCTATCCCAGCCATAAATGCGCATTTCGTGGTAGCCGTGAGTGCTGGATTTGCACGGGAAGATACCCTTTGAATCCGTATCCCATTGGCTGATTGCAAAGCAGCCGGCAACGTACAAGCCATTGTATAGGGATTGCTTGATTTGATCGGCGGTCGTAGCGCGTCCCCAGGTCAGTCCTTTGTACGGCGCCGCATGCTCATGGAGTGCCTTTTTGTTTGCGTTGTAGTACGTGATTACCGCCTGCACTTCCCGCTCGCCGGAATCGTACTTTGCAGGAGCTATCCCATACTGGCACAGGCCGTTGGCTGCAACATTGGGATACATACCCGCAGAATCGTGTTTGCGGAAGCCGCCATATCCCATATCCACGCCGAACTCTATACCGAATATCGCCCTCATAATGGAGCGATATGTCTGCATCACACAGTTTCCTGCGCCCTGATTATAGTTGCTGCTGATGGGCTGCTTGAACGATGCAGGCAGGGCTACGGGACGCTGAACATGAACCGAATAGTCTCGCACGTCAGGCTTTGAAGGGATTGCGCTGCAAGAATACACATAACGATTTTCCATAATGATACCTCCTGTTTTTTTAATAAAAAAAGAGAGCGGTTTACGCTCTCTTTAGGACACATAAGTCATTTATTGTTCATCCC